AATAAACGGGTTGCGCTATTAACGAAATTGCCATTGTTAAAATTTACCGCCTGTAAGACTGTCGATAATTGCTTTTAGCGCTTCGACTTCTTTAGATAGTTCGCCAATCGTTTTGTATTGTTTGGTCTTCTTATTCTTAATCTTTGACATGGCTTTGATTTATATCTTAATTGTATTTTTATTTGTGTTTTGTTTAGAACGCCACATACGCGTCATCTGAATAGTACATTTCTTTTATGTAGTGTGTCGCATATCTAACAGCGTCCATTGCATCGTCGAACAGCTTAACGGGTTCGTCCGTTATTGTGTCGCCTACTTTCTTCCATTTGTAGTTATCGTATTCTTTTTTCAGTCGCGGATCGTCTTGACAAAACACCCCAAACGACTTAACGTTATCAATACCTTTCTTAACTACCTTGTTTGCGTTGCTCACATTGTAACCCGCCGTTTGTAGTTCTGCGATAATCTCAGGTCGTGCATAGTCCGCTAAGATGTCGTCCGTCTTTGAGATGCCTAAGCTATTAAACCTTTCGATTAACTGAGTAGTGGTTAGATATGATTCGTAAATGACAGGTTCTATGTAAATGTCTTTCTCATGCCAGTAGACGCGAACTAACGCGGTCGGGTGGTTGTAACCGAAGTCCAACCCGTAAACGTAATTCTCAAAGCGTACAGGCTTTTCACGAACGAACTGCCACGTTGAATAAATGTTAGACTTAGAAATAGCCTTTTCACCTAAAGCATAGATTTGGTAAAGCGCTTCGTCAGTTCGCTTCAAGTCTTCGATTTGTCGTTTAATGCTTTCGGGTAAGAACGGATTGTCCTTGTAGGTGGATTTGATTAAGACGCTTTCGTTTTCTGGTAGTTCGTAAAGCCAACTTGTAGATTCGGACGGGTTGTAGTCAAAGATTAATTTACCCTCCGTTCGCATATTCAACTGCTGAAAGTCTTCAAACCAAAGTTCATTAGCTTCGTTGCACCAACCTAAGTCGCGTTTACGCCCTCGTATCTTTTGTTCATCGTCAACACTAAAGAACTCCACCAACGAACCGTTACTAAAGCGGTAGATGTTTTCGCTCATGTTGTGGTTCGTCTTTTCGTAGATGTTAAGGTCGCGCATTATCTCAAAGAAGTCACGCATTACGGTCGCCCTCAAAGCGGGGAACGTCTTACGCACTATACTAACCACCTTGTTAGGGTTCTGCAAACAATAGACGATAATTAGCTGACAAAGCGAATAGGTCTTACTTGAACGTGAGCCGCCTTGGTTTATGACGAACCTTATGCTCTCATTCGTTAGCGCTTCGTAGTTCCGAGCAAATATATTAGTCGCCTTTATTTCCAACTATAGTTACTTTGATCTCGTTTATCTTATCCCCTCCTGTTGTTACGTCCGTCTTTTCGGTTAGTCCGTTTAAACGTGCAACGATGTTCTGTTGATACTGACCTACAAGCGCTCCTTCTATTTGGTCGTTGCGTATTTCTTCTTTAATGCGCGTGACGATGCTTACATATTCAAGATAAGAATTATCCACATTATACCAATATCGGTTAATATCGTATCCCGACTTATTGCAGTATGTTTTGAAGCCGTCTATTGTTAGCGGTGGTGTGTGTTCTTCGTATTGCATTCCTTTGTTTGTAGCTTTTGGGATGCGTCTTACTCGGCTTTTAGTGTCTTCAGCGTACTTTAAGAATACGTCGTATAGCTTTTCTGGTGTTTCTATGTATTTGTGTTTAGCCATTATTTAGGTTTTTTAATTATCGTGTCAGATATACTGCAAAGGTCTAAAGTCTTTAGTAGTGTAATTACGTCTTTTTGGTTAGGTCTTGTGTATAGTTTATAGAGTTCTTTATCTTTTACCCATTCTTTAACGGTGTTCGTCTTTATAAAGTCTTGTAATTTGATTTTATTTACTACGATCCAATAGTTGTGTGTTTCAAATGCAAAGTAATCAGCATTACCGTAAAGCCAACCTAAGTGTCCTGTTATTCCTTTTATCTCTATCCAATGTATATTCTCGTTTACTTCTAAATCGTGTCTGTTTAGTTTTTTCATTCCTTTTACATCTATCCTTATGTTACCTATAGTAAGATCGTAATGTTCTATTATGTCCGTCTTTTTGTCGGATAGTGTATAATTGGAGAATAAAGATGCAAAGTCTAACTCTTTTTCTTTACCCTTATCTAAAAATGTATTTAGATTTTCGTATTTCAATTCTTTCTTATTTGCTTTAGCTTTCTTTGCGCCCACTCTATACCCTCATCACCGCCCCAAGCTAACCACATTAAACGTCCGCATCCGTCACCAAGTTCTTTTTGTGAGTTTTGGCGGTGGCGTTCAAAAGCTGCCATTCTTGCGATCGTGTCTTCTGAAATGGGTTCGCGGTTCGCTAATTGGTTCGCACGTTCTTTACCTACTGGTGTTCCGCAATCTCCCCAACCATTCTCTTCTGCATATCTTAACGCTATCTTTGCGTTTTCGGTTGCTTGTTTAGGGTAATCGGTATAGGATTCAGCGAAAGAAACGTATTTATTAAATGCAGTCTTTTTGTCCTCTTGCCAATAGCTATTACATACGGCGTATCTTTGCGCTTCGTCTGGGAAGTCGGAATTCATTTTATCGTCAGACATACATCTTTGGAGGTAGTCCGTCTTTTTCTCGTTTGCTTGTGGTTTAGGCATCTGCTTTAGGTTGAAAATGTGAAAGAAAAACGTCTTCGGTCACTTCTTCAAGTGCCAAATAGTAAGGCGCATCTGTATCGTAAATAATAAAGTGCGCACCCTCTACCCGTAGTTTTATTTTTAAGTAGTGGCAGTATTCCCGCATTTGGTCGCCACAATCTATAATATAAAATCTATTCGTCTCCATTGACCGAAGCAAAAATATTAACGGTGTATAGAAGTAACGAAATACCGCCTATGGTCATTGATGTATTACCCATTTGAAAGACTAAAGCGCAACCAAAAAGAATTACGCTTAGCATAAATAAAACTTCCCTTAGTTCTTTCATTTCTTTCTTCTTGTTCGTTTTTTCTTAGAGATCTGCAAGTCCAATATCTGTTCTGTAGGTTGGTTCATGTACTCCTGAATAATGTTTTCAGCGTCGTGCTTCTTTGGATCGTATTCGTTTTTCACCTCTTCAACAAAATACGAAAGATCGACATAGTGTTTAGCCTTTTCGATATGTTCTTTAGTGATATCCTCTACTCTTATTTTCATTGTTGCTTGACCTACTCGGTATTCGATTACCGTGTTTTCATAGCCTTTCTTCGGTTTTAGCATATTCGTTTAGTTTGGTTAATAATCTTTTTTTGTATGCCCATGCTGAAGTCCTATCGAAATTAAAATGTTCGGCTAAATCTCCCGAACTTCGTTTACCTCTTTCGTAATAGACCTCCCATAGTATTTGTTCTACGCGGTCTAAATTGTTTTTAAATGCTTCTACTTTGAGTTTGTGGTCTAATTCCGCTTCTATATCTACGCTACTCGGTAACTCAGGCGCTTTTTCATCTGAAACCGTTACCGATTCCTTTCTTAAAGTCTGAGAATTATAAAAAGACAATTCCGTGTTTATGTAAGATAACACCCAAATAGGAATATCACTTTCGTGTTTTAAATCCTTATGATTTATCAAATACAAATAAGAATTAGCCACCAAACTTTCTGGTTCGATGTTTCTTTTAAAGTAGGCAATTTTCTTTTTAGTAACCTCAATTACAAAATCATAATTCTCAGTAAAGAATTTGTCAATTTCGGCTTTCATACCACTCAATGAACTTCTTAGCGTAAACGTGACGCTGAACCTTTGAACACATACAATACGTTATATTGTCGCCTTTGTACTTATTCCAAATGTCACGCGCTTTTACTGCCGTGTTTTTGACTACCACCCCTTCTTTGAATTGGTCGCGTAGTCTATCCATTATTTCTACCTCGACCGACTCCATAACTGGTTAATGAGTTCAATGATGAAAGTAAGGAATGAAGCGGTTACGGCTAACTCAAAAGAAGCTGTATAAATCAATGCGCTCCAAAATGTCATACATTGCCAACAACTAAAAGCGTTAAAGACGTATTCCAGTACCGTCCATTCGGGTAGTTTGGTTTGAAGATAAGCTAACGCCATGTGCAACGGTTCAAACTCAATCAAAAACCAACCTAACGCAATTAAAAAAAGTAGTTCCATAGTCTAAGTTTTCGTCAAAATTACGATTATTTTCTAATCATTCAATTTTTAGACCGTAATCGTTCACTAATTCGCGCAACCTTTCGCGTACAGATTCGTAATGGTCATAAATTTCCGAAGTATGGTCGCCGTGCTTTATTTCACCTCTTAGATATTGGTCGAACTCAAAAACAACATTATACCAATTATTAGCTTGTAAAGCAAGTATAGCGTCTTGTTCTTCATCGAACTCTATTGTCACTTTCATTGCTCTTTGATTATTTCGTTTATCTTCTCGTATGTATCTAAACGCGGGTGCATCGTTCCTGAAGCGTACCCTTTTAGTTGGTGCGCTTGTACCTTTACTTGTTTTGTCAACTTAGTGACCCCGTGTTTTTGTAGGTACTCAGTTAAACGCTGTTGAAAGTCTTTCGTTATCATGTTAAAAAGGTAATCCAGATTTGTTGTCTTCTTTCTTCTCAGGTTGCCAAGTGTCAACACTTAATGCAATGTCCTTGCCGTATTGATCCGCTTCTTTCTTATCGTTTACGTTTAGACGGATGTACTTCTTTCCGTTGTACTCAAAAATGTGTTCTTGCGGAATATCCGTTAGACACAAAGTAATAGCGCGTAAAGTGTCAAATTTCTTCTTTCCGCTACCTACAAAAATTTTCTTTTCCATGTTTATCGTTTTAAATCGTTTACTAAAGTATTATAATACTCCTTTGCGTTCTTTATTTTCTCTATTATTTTATTAACAGATGCTTCAGAATACTCTATTTTGAACTCTTTTACTCTTAGACCTTCGGGAATGTGGTTAAATTCGTGTTTCGCTCGTACTTCCTTTTCCGTTTGGTCGCTAACTTCAAGTTCGAACTTCTTCCAGCTTGTTCTTCTTATTTCGTCTAATACGATATCTTCGGGCGTATCTACTAAGCAATACACTATACGTCCGTTTTTTCGTCCTGTAAGCCACATATAACCGATTAATTGCCAATAATAATTCTTTTCGGGTAGTTCGTCCGCAAACCAAGGAAACGTAGTTCCATCCCAAGACGTTTTAATGTCGATAATTTCATCGTCTAAAACTAAGTCGGGCGTTCCTTTGATAAATTCGTTTTCGAAATATTCATCGTTCTTAGTACAAAACGGTAGGTCTAAAACACGGGCGGCTAATTCTATGGATTCGTCTTCTTGAATGTTTCCCTTATCCGTGTATCTGGAACTAAACTCTTTTTTAATGCCGTACATATCTTCTAAGACTAATTCTTGAATGTAGGTCTTAGCTGTTTGACTAAGAACCTCGGATTTTGAACGAGGCTCTGTTAAAATTTTTCCTAAAGCGGAACATCTAATTTTCATAGTCCTTTCTTTATGTTTATCAATTCTTGTAAATCTTCGTTAGATAGTTTATCGTACACTTGGGCAAGTCTTGTTCTAAATCTTAACGGTTCGTGTTTATATCGTCTTGGACTCTCACTTAATCCCGTTGCTCTATAATGAGACGTATCCAATAGTGTTAACTGACTCAAAAGTAATTCGCGTTCTTTCATCTTACATAAGTTTTAACGCTGATTCTTGCGCTTGGGTTAGTGCATAACTATCTTTCAGCATTTGGACGGTGTACTTTCCGTTGTTAATTGCTTCAAGTGCTTTTTCAAAGCGTGAATTGTCAATACTTGGTTTCTGTTGTTTAATTGCTTGTGTGACCGTGTTTGCATCGTCATCCTCCGCAGAAAGCGACAAAAGAGCCTGAGCGGTATAGCGACGAAAATAAGTCACGGCTCCAGCAAGTCGCTGTGGGTCTTGCACAACAGGAAGTTCAATAAACGATTCTACGAACTCTCCAGACTCAACGTCATAAATACGGCTGTAAACCTTTCCGTTCTCAATCGGTTGTAACAATAGCAAATGATATTTAAGTAGAACAGGTTCAACTGCGTCAAGTATTGAGTTGATGTCTGCGTAATTACTCTTGAAGTGCGGGTTCTTAGCGTTCTTCTTTACCGCTTCGATTTCTTGTTTTGCTTTCCACAGCTTAAACCAAATTGTTTGAGGTTTCGGAATAGCGTCCATAAACTCTTGTTCTGTTTGCTTTTTCATAACTCTTTTTTTAAATTGTTTCTGCAAATATAATATAATTTTTTATTTCAAACCTTGTTTTTGTAATTTTTTAATATCTCGGTGTAAATTTCTAATTGCTCTTTATACCAAGCTATCGGAATACTACCTTGTTTCGTGTTTTCTTTGTACT